AGTGGGAATGCAGTTCCATCTGATGAATTAAATGAACCTGCCGGAGGGGTTAGAGGAAAATCTGTTAAATGTGGGGTAGGATTTGATTATACTGCACAGCTATCAAAACATTATCAATTACGAAATCTATCATTAGACGTTACGTTTCCACATAAAATAAAAGCACAAGCAGGATTATCAACAGATGAAATTATTTGTAATTTAAAAGCTGTTGCTGAAAATATATTAGAACCTCTTCGTGCTCAATATCCAAAAATGCGTATTAATTCTGCATTTAGGGGAACTGCATCGATTCCAGGCGGAATTTCACAACATCAAAAAGGTGAGGCGGTAGATATACAAATTCCCGGTATTCAACCAAAGGATTATTTACCAGTTGCAAAGTGGATAATTAAAAACTTACCATTTGATCAAATTATTTTTGAACATGGTAAATCGATATGGATACATATATCACATAAACGAAATGGTAATCAGCGATATCAACAATTAACAATGTATAGGGGGAAATATTCACCTGGTCTTAAATTGTATTATTAATTATGGCAAAACCAACTGATAATTCGGAGTTATTTTTGGATCAATTGATTGCATCAATTCAAACTCACTTGCCTACAATTGAAGGAATATATATGACAACATCGTTATATCCACCTGCGATGACACCTGGCCCTGGTATTGTAAAGTGGATTGGATATACAATTGAACCTGCTAATCCATCTACTCCAATAGATGATGCACCCCCACTACCAACAACCGATGAAGAAAAATTAGCCGAAGAAACAGCAGTAGAAGATGCCTCAACATTATCACCTGAACAAGAAGCTCAAGCTGATATGGCAACTGATGCGGGGTATGGTATAGCAGAATCAACTTCTGCAGGATTATCATATGATCCAGATGAACCAATGATATTTCCATCAAATAATAGTGGAGATTCTAATAATTCATTTTCATCTGAATCGGATGGTGAATCCATTAGAGGTTGTAATGGTTCTATAATAACACCATCAACTGCTATAATAAATGCAATGAGAAAATGGGGAATCACTACTCCATTAGCAAGAGCACATTTCTTAGCACAATGTGCACATGAAAGTGGTAATTTTAAATATAAGAAAGAAATTTGGGGGCCATCTGGTGCACAACAACGATATGAAGGTAAACGTGATTTAGGTAATGTGGTTGATGGTGATGGAAAACGATTTATGGGTAGGGGGTATATCCAAGTAACAGGTAGAGCAAATTATACACAATTTAATAAAGGGGTTTCAGATGATGTTGTATCAAATCCAACCTTAGTTGAATCAAAATATGTAGCAGAAACAGCAGCATGGTTTTGGAAGACTCGTAAATTAAATAATTTAGCAATTGATGATACTACCGCATCTGTAAAACGAATTACACGAATAATAAATGGTGGTTATAATGGATTAGATGATAGAATTAAAAAATTTTGTGGATATTGGGAAAAGATAAAAGAAAACCCAAATCTATGGGCATAACTATACAAAATCCTCAAAAGATATATTTATAGTAGTAAAATAATATTATTTAAAATGGATAGTAAAAAATTAGCACAATTAATCAAATTAGTTGTAGAATCTGAAATTAAAAAACAACTTCCTAAATTAGTTAAGGAAGAGGTTAATAAGCGAATGAAAGTTCTACAAGAAACAAAGTCAACTTCAGTTGTAGAAGAAGTTGAGCAAGACCCGTTTGCATTAGCAGAAGCAATGTTGATGAGAGAAAGACAGACACAACCTAAAGAAGTAGTTCAATCACCTCAAAAACATTTTACAAAAAATTCTGCAATAAATGAAATTTTAAATCAAACACAACCATTCACTTCAGCACAACGAGCATCAGGACCTTCGGTTGGTGCATCGGTTTTAGATAGATTTCAAAGTGTAGAACCTATACAAGAATCATATACAAATTCTCACATTCCAAATTATATGGATGCAGAACCCGATATTGAAGGAACATTAAATATGGGTTCTTCATTAGGAGCAGGTGGAATGGAAGCAATGAGAGCACAGATGGCAGCTAAAATGGGTTATGGTGATATGGGTGGTTCTACTAAAAGTGGAGGTTTGGGTGTGACAACTGGTCTTGCTGGATTAGATAGAATTCTTAATAGAGATAATTCTGAATTAGTTAAGAAATTTAAAAGATAATGTATATGCCGAGTGAATTCATATTTGTATTAATTATAACTTGTGTATGGAGTGGATATTCTATACCTAATAAAATACAAAAATGGAAATCCGGTAGAGGATGTGGTAAATGTAATTGTGGAGGTAAATAATTATGGCTTATGTATTAGATAAAAAAGTAGTAAAAGATACGAAAGAATTTAATGATTTCGCATATGGAATTACTTTGCCAGTTCAAAGAGGTAATACTGGCTATTTTTCACAAGCGTTTTCTTCATTTGAACAAGCAAAATCTAATTTAAGAAATTTATTGATGACAAAAAAAGGCGAGAGAATCATGCAACCAAATTTTGGGACAGGATTACACTCACTTTTATTTGAACCAATGGATGCATCGTTTGAAACCAAATTACAAGAAACAATAACTAACAATGTAAATTATTGGTTGCCATACATTAATATAGAAGAAATTGATATTGAAATGACAGATGCTATGAAAGATAGAAACATTGCACATATGACAATACAATTTACGGTCGGTAATCAAATAGAAACACAACAAATAACCTTTACGGTACAAGGATAATAAAATGGCACTGAATTCAATTACAAAGAAATCAAATCAAGGAAGAGATATAAAATATCTTAATAAAGATTTTTCTAAATTTAGAGAAAACTTAATTGAATATGCCAAAACATATTTTCCAAAAACATATTCGGATTTTAATGAATCATCTCCCGGTATGATGTTTATAGAAATGGCATCATATGTTGGTGATGTTCTTTCATATTACACAGATGATACATTAAAAGAATCTTTAATGTTATACGCGGAAGATAAAGAGAATGTTCTTGCTCTTGCACAATATTTAGGATACAAGCCAAAAATAACATCACCTGCAATAACAACACTGTCTGTTTATCAATTAGTTCCTGCAATTGGAAGTGGTGAAACAAATAGACCGGATAGTGATTATTACTTGAGAATAAAGGAAGGGATGATTGTTTCGGGTAGAGATGATATTAAATTTAGAACAACTGAAATGGTTGATTTTAATGATGATAATACTAGAGAAATTACCATATACACAAAGGATGAAAATACAGGTGAACCTTCGTTGTATTTAGTAAAGAAACAAGTAAATGCTATTTCTGCAATTTTAAGAACACAATCAGTTGATTTTGGTGCATCTCAGCAATTTTCAAAAATTGATATTGCCGATAAAGATGTTATTCAAATTTACGATGTTAAAGATTCAAATGGTAATAAGTGGTATGAAGTTCCATATCTTGCACAGGAAATGGTTTTTGTAGATTATCCAATATCAGAACAAACTGATAAAGATTTAGTTCAGTTTAAAGATTCAGTATCAAGTGTTTTAAAACTAACAAAAACATCACGTAGATTCGTCACAAAAATAAATTCGGATAATACTACAACACTTATTTTCGGTGGAGGAAATTCCGCATCATCCGATGAAACTCTTATACCAAATTTTAAAAATGTTGGATTGGGATTAAAATCATCGATTGATAAATTGGGTGCATCATTTGACCCTGCGAATTTCTTAAAAACAACAACATATGGTCAGGCACCATCAAACACCACTATTACATTTTCATATTTAATTGGTGGTGGTATAAATTCAAACGTCCCTGCGGGAGATTTAACTACAATTGATAGAGTAGAGTTTGATGATGATATAACTGCGTTTAATACAAATGATTTAAGATTATACAAACAAGCAAAATCATCGGTTGCAGTATCAAATGAAATTCCTGCAACGGGCGGTAGAGGTGAAGAAACGATTGAAGAAATTAGAGAAAACGCATTAGCAAACTTTGGTTCTCAAAATCGTGCAGTAACCCGTAAAGATTACCAAGTAAGAGCATTATCATTACCTGCAAAGTATGGTGGTATTGCTAAAGCATATTGTGCACCGGATGGAGAATTGGATAATAATTCACCATCATCAATTCTTGCAAACCCAGATACATTATCAGAATTTACACAATTAGTTCAATCTATGCAAGGTAAATCTGAAATGGAAATTAAGGATAGTATAAATAAATTCTTAATTGGTAAGAAGAATAATCTAAATGAAAAAAATAATCCTTTTGCAATTAATTTATATGTCTTAGGATATGATTCAAATAAAAATGTCACACCTCTTAACAAAGCAGTTAAACAAAACTTAAAAACTTATTTAAGTGAATATCGTTTATTAACTGATGGTGTAAACTTATTAGATGGGTTTGTTATTAATATTGGAGTAGATTTTGAAATTAGAGTTTATGGTGGGTATAATAAAAGAGAAGTTTTAACTAAGTGTATTACCGAACTTCAAAATTATTTTAATATAGATAATTGGACATTTAATATGCCAATTAATATTTCTGAAATTGAATTATTAATTGCAGGTATTGAGGGAGTTCAATCAGTTCCAAAATGTGATATTGTAAATAAATGTTTGGGTAATTATTCAAAAAACTCATATAATATATCATCGGCAACAAAGGGTAAGATGGTTTATCCATCATTAGACCCATCGGTGTTTGAAGTTAAATATCCAAATAAAGATATTAAAGGGAGAGTAGTATAATGATATATTTTTTAACAGCATCAAAAGATGCATCGATTTATTTACAACAACCTAACCAAAATACTGGGTTGGATGAAATATTAGAAGTTTCTAAAACTTATTATGGAAATTTAAAAGATGTATCACATTCTTTAATCAAATTTGATACAACTTATTTATCATCTTCATTATACAATGGTGACGTTACGATGAGTTCCGCCGAGTTAATTTTAAAAGAATGCGAAGCAAATGAAATTCCATTATCATATACATTATACGCATACCCAGTTTCTCAAAGTTGGGAAATGGGAATTGGAACTAGATTCGATGAAATAACTACGGATGGTGTGACATGGAATTCATTATCTACATCAACTTCATGGCTCCGTTCTGATACATTATCACCCGAATCATCTGGTTCGTATAATGGAAAGGGTGGAACTTGGTTTACTGCATCTGTTGCATCACAAACATACGAATACCAAAGTTGTGATGTTGAAATGGATATTACCGATATGATGAATATGTGGGTGAATGGTGATATTCCAAATGATGGATTGATATTAAAACATGATTCTGTGTTAGAAAATGATACAAATGATTATGGACAATTAAAATTCTTTTCAAAAGAAACTAACACAATTTACCAACCAAAAATTAGAATTGGATGGGATGATTCGGTATTTACAACGGGTTCATTACCTGAATTAACTGCTGATGATATATACGTTACGTTTAAGAGGTTAAAAACAAAATATAAGGTCGGTAGTTCACCTGAGATTAAAGTGTTTGGTAGAGAGAAATATCCACTTAAACACTATGGTAATCAATTTGCATATAATGACGTAACTTATTTACCTGCAACCACTTACTATCAAATAAAAGATGTTATTACGGAAGAGGTTATTATTCCATTCAGCGATTACACAAAAGTAAGTTGTGATGGTAATGGTAATTTCTTCAAATTAAATCTTGCTAATTGGGAAACTAATAGAGAATACTACATTGAAATAAAAGTAGAAAGAAATGGTGTTATTGAATATTTTTCCGATAAAGATTTAACATTTACAATAGAAAAATAATATGGCGTTAGATAATGAATTTATATTAACTGAACTAATGAATAGTGGTTCAGCCGCATTGAATCAAACATTTGATGGCGGTGGAAATTTGGTTGTCAATACCACATTAAATACAGATGGTGAAACATTTGGTTATGTTGAACGTCCTATTTACAATGAACAACAATTAGTAAAGGCAGTTGATACAATCGTAGATGAATTAATTGGAAACCAAAAACCAGAAGGACCATCTACGGTATTAAAATCAGTTTTTGATGATTTATTTTTAAAATATCAATCTGCATTAACTCAAATAAAAGATTTAACAAAACAATTAAATTTAGCATTACAAGAAATTGAAAGATTGAAAATTCAAATCGATGATTTAAATGTTAAATTAGATTTAGAAAAATTATTAAGAGCAAGTGCTGAAACTGAAAGAGATACTGCAAATACTAAATATGCAGCAACAATCTTAGATTATCAATCTGCTTTATCCAAAGGTGTTAAAGAAGGTATTGAACGAGTTTCAACTGAAGCACAACTACAAGGTTTGTTGGCAGAAAAATCATCATTCATTGAATTTACAAAACAAGCACAGGCACAATTGACTGATGCTAATAATCAAATCATAGATTTGAATAAACAATTAAATGATGCATTTATTCAATTAGCAAAAGCACAAGGTGAGGCTATTTCACAATCTAACTTAGCTGCAGCAAATGCAGCAGCAGCAGGAGCAGCAAACGCACCATCTGCTAAAAAAGGAACTATAATTTGCACGGAGATGTATAATCAAGGATTGATGCCGGAAAATATATTCTTAGCAGATAGAAGATTTGGTTTCCATATGTATAAAAATCACACTATTGCATTACAAGGATATTGGATATGGGCATCACCAATTGTAGAGTGGATGAAGAAAAACCAAACAGGTACTAAAATTTTCTACTATACAATTGTAAAACATTGGTCCGAGCATATGGCGTATAAAATGGGTGTGTTAAAAAATGACAACTTATTTGGAAACGTTATACATAAAGTAGGAGTATCATTCAGTAAAATGATTTATTATATAAATAAATCAACCGTTAATAAAGTAGGTGCAGTATGGCAATAAAAGGATTCAAAGAGGTAATTGAAAAAAAGGGATATAAGGTAGACCCAAAGGATAGAGCTATTTTCGAACGTGAAGTTGGTAAGGCTTACTTTGGTATGGGTTCTGCTGATTTAATTGAATTCATAATTTACGATATTAATGATAATCAATTACCACAAGGTGATAGTGGTTTAATGGTAAAATACATTCCATTAAATAGTGAAAATATTCGTAAATATTTTTTAATTACTAATACAAAATCCAAACAACGAATGAATGGTGCGGATGAGTATATTATTGATATTGAAAAATTAGTCACCGAAGCAGGATACTCAAATGGTATTTTTAAAACTCAAATTAATTTATTAAACAGACGAGTTGGTTCTGAAGTTATTGATAAGGATAAACTTTGGATACATGAAATTTCACCATCTCGTACTGAAATACGTGTCTTACCCTTAGAAGATAATAACGAAAATGTTTTAGAAGATTTACAATTCAGATTAAATGTTCTTTTAAACGAAGGACAATTTAGAGATGATACG